CAAAAAATAACAGCAGGAGCAGAGGCTTATGAAGCGAACAAATTATTGTATTAAGCACTTAGTACAATAATACAATTAAAAATACAAATTACAAAATATTCCAATAAATCCATTATACTTTTTCAACTTCACATTCTCCCAAAAAGTGAAGTTCATTTCATAGTAATATCAACGAGGGGAGGGGATAGTTTACATTATTTGAAAGGTACATATTTCAAGCATTTTGCTTAGCTGTTCATCATCACTCATCATGTAAAAATTCGAATCCGAAACTCCAAATATCCCTAAATTTTATTCGGTAACCGTTTCGATAAATTTTACCAATATCAACAAATCATTACTTTTTATACTAATAAATATTCATAAATTTACTCAATATATTCCTATTCAACTTTAAATAATCCTTGATATTGCTATAATTCTCTCGAAACATAAACATTTTAACTTATTATTATACAAATATCAATTAAAATTACGTATTATTATTCAATTTAATAATTCAACAAATTAACTAATAACAACCAATATCATAATAAAATTAATTATATTCACCGAAATCCTACCATTAAAATATTAAAAATAATCCGGTAAATCCTTGATATTACTGATAGAATATGGTATAATAAGTATAGAAGAAAGGGGTAATCGTAATGTTGACACAACAAAATATTAAAAATAATCAACCGAATTTATATGTTCTTCCCTGCCCTATCGACTCAAATAAGGTAATTCAATCTGCAAATGAACCAACTTTTAAGGTGAATATTTTACCGGCACAGAATCCGGTTGAAAAAAAAGAGTTGGCTAAAGAACATTCAGCAGAACCAATTAAATCAACAGATGATTTGAAACGTATTGTATCATATTTCTTGGATAATGGCAAATATCGTAACGCTATGTTATTCATAACTGGAATCTGTACTGGACTCCGTGTATCTGATTTGCGTGAATTAAGATTCAACGATTTCATTAATGATGATTGTACATTCAAGAATGAGTTAATTGTATTTGAGCATAAAACTCGTAATACAAGAAAGCAAGCAAAGAATCGCCGTATATACATTAACCAGAATGTAAAGCATATTATAGCGATATATCTGGAGCACTATCAGCGGTCATTGGATGATTACTTATTCATTAGTGAGTCAAATAACGGAAGTTATAAACCATTAACCCCTAGGGCAATAGATGACATTCTTAAAGACGTTACCAAGAAATTAAATATTAACATTCGAGTTTCAACTCATACTCTGCGGAAAACATTTGCCTATCACACTATTATGCAAGCAAAAGATAAATCAAGAGCAATTCAACAATTACAGTTATTACTAGGTCATAGTTCTCAACTCTGTACTCTCAAATATGCTGGTATCACTGATGATGAATTAGCACAAACATATAAAGAATTATATTTTAATCTTGATGATGTATTGTAAGTAATAATTATAAAGATGAAAGAAGGAATGAAAATTGATTGTAGTAATTCAAATTAATCAACATCAAAAATCATCATTTCGCGGAAGCGATAATGAAATAGATTATTGATTATATTAATACTTTATTGATTATATAATATATTATATATATATACCATTTTTGAACATGATTCATGTACTAGATTTACATACCATTTGCAGATTGCATTGCAGGTGGTATTTTATTATATAGATATATGTTTTTCTGTGCTAGAATCGTTTTTCATGCTTTACTAGTATAACTTGATAGGTAAAATAAAAGCGGCTGTAATAAGCCGTAAATACTTATATAATCTAACGAATCCATTTTTGCGTCGGTTGATGAAAAAATTTGAAGGGTCTAATTTTGGGCTCTTGCTCAAATCGGAGAATTGTTCAAAATTATAGAAAGGATGGTAATATGACAATGACAGTATTGCAACGTTTTAAAATTGAACTGAATAACAAGAATTATTATGATGATGATACCTTTGCTATGTATCTGGATGAGAACGGCTTGACCGCAACTGATACATATGATAAAACAACAATGCGCAAAGCACTGTACCAGACAGTTTATGATGTGCTCAACTCTCTTGCCAATAACATTGATTTATTCCGCAGTGTCGAGACAGAGTTTGCAACCACATCAGAAGCATACAAATATTTGGAACAGCGGCTCAATACTATTGAAGCTACGATTATATCAATTCCAGATAGTACAGATGATAGCGAACCGGATTCAATGTTTAACTTTATGTTTCACGACTAAGGGGGGATTATATGTATAATACGGTATTTACAGCGTTTAATGATTGTTTGAAGCGTGAGGGTACAATTGTATATGACTACAAAACTAATATGCCATACACCGTCCTGTTTCGCCGCAATAATGATAACAACAATATGATAGATCATACACGGATTTTTTACCCTTTACTGACAGATATTAGAGCCGGTCAACTGATTACATACAATCATGAAAATTATATTGTTTTAAACAAGGAAACGGCAGAAAACAGTGTATATTACAAATCCAGTTTGCTAAAAACAAATGCAATTATCAAACGTTTCAAAGATAGTTTGCAGACAATTATTCCGGTATATTCGTCTGATGTAAATTCTGCTCTGGCAAATAGCGGCGAAGTATTATCTCTTGTGGATGGCAATATACAAATGATTGCCGATAATCAAGGGGCGGCTGCACAACTATCTATTAATGATGAATTCTATGCTATTGGGGCTTATTGGGGAATTAACAATATCATCAATAAAGATGGTATATTATCCATTTATAGTAAAATAACAAGTAAACCATCCAATGATAATTTAACGTTGACAATTAATGCTGATGACAGTTACACAGTCGGTACTGATGTCCATCTAACGAACACCGCAAAATATGGCGATATGACAATTACCAATGCTGATGTTATTTGGTCGGTAGATAATGCGGATATTTCTGCCATTGATACGGATGGTACATTACATTGTAATGGCACTGGTACTGTAACAGTTACAGCAACTTGGGTAAGCGAAAATATCACAGCAACAAAACAGCTAACGATTGCCACACCCGAAAATAACACGTTGGAAATTAATGCAGATGATACATATACAACCGCTGATACACCGACTTTAACGGCAGTAGCAAAGATAAATGGCACAGTAAATAGTACCGCTACTATTACATGGGCTTCATCTGATACCAATGTTGCAACTATTGACAGTACCGGTAAAGTTGCTTTCTTGACAGCAGGAAACGTTACATTTACGGCTACATGGACACAGAAGAATATAACGGCAAACAAAACAGTTACCGTAGCAGCAAATGCTCCACTAACAGCAACAATCACAAACAACCAAAATGCACCAAGCGGAAGTGTGACCGTTAATAGTTTTGATAACACTGTATTTACAGGTCATTTTTGGAAAGGCAGTACAGAAGTAACTAATATAACTCCTGTATGGACTTTTACACCGCCTACTGGTAAAAATAAGGAATTCGACCATACGGAAAATGGTATGGAATATACCATTAAATTAAACACAGTCGATTTTGATATAGATGGTAAATATTGCACCCTCAAATTGGAAGATTCCAACCATACAACTTCCATTATTGAAAACATTAAAATTGATCTTAATTTTTAAAACTTGCAAATTTTAGTACGATTTTGCAAAAGTTGATATGTGTTATAATTTGACTAATAATTTCAAATGTAGCATGAAAATTTATGGGTATGAATGAAAAGGATATAGGGAGAAAATTAAGACACGCACAAATCGAATAAAATACACCCTACAAACGCAGTAGTATCAAGGATTATAAGGGATTGACTTGTACTGTATATATACAGTATAGAAAGAAATAAACCACCGCACCAACCAAACAAGCAGCGCCCTATAAAGGTTGTAATAACAGGGATTTCAAGAGGTACTAAAAACTCCTTGCCAATTCTCTATTATGAATAGGAAGTGATACACAGTGGATATGCAAAGCATTGTACCAATCGTTACAAATTTAGGATTTCCAATTACGGCTTGTTTTGCTTTGGGTTATTTCGTTTGGAAATTTGCAAATAAATTATCACAAGACAGTATCGATCGGGAAAATAAAATGATGGACTATTTCAACAAGCAGAATACTGTCTTGTCAACTATGAGTGCTAATATGGAAAAAATGGGAAATACACTGGACAATATTAACCAACGATTAATCTTGGTTGAAAGTAAGGTGGAAAAATAAAAAACTTTACCAGCACAAATTGAATAAAATTTCTCTATAAACGCAGTAGTATCAAGGATTATAAGGGATTGACTTGTACCGCTATATATACAGTATGGAAAGAAATAATATGTATAGCACAAATCGAATAAAAAACCTTAAAAAGTGTTGTAACCATGCGCTAAATTAAGGTTTTCAAAATTTCTTAACTTATGGGTGAAAAATAAGGATAATCAAACAGTCCGATGTGCAGAATGTCAACATAAAGAAACTCAAAGAATTAAGCGTGAGTGGAAAAGAAGATATGATAAAACCAAAAAGTAGAACGCACAAATTGACCTTTAAATCCCTGTAAAGCCAGTCCCCATGCGGCTTTCGGGGATTTTTATTGTGCGGCATATATACAGTATAGGAGAGATTATAATATTAAAGTCACACGATTGATATTTACAATATCAAAAAGTTAAGCAATCACCTACTAGCAATAGGTGTTATATATATATTTTTTTAGATAATTTTTATTATCAAATTTAAATGAAAGCAGGAAAAAATGTGAATGAAGAAAATCTAAAAAATGAAGTCAGAAGTTTAATTGCCACAGGTTTAAAGCAAAATGTGATAGCGGAACATGCTGGCATAAAACCATCAAACTTTTGTGCATGGCTTAAACATGATAAGCAAATATCGCAATGGCGATTAGACCAATTAAACACGTATTTACAGCAATTTGACTCCCTGTTAAAGTGAGTCGTTATGCGGGATATAAATTTGTAACCTATTATATAGGGGATTGATTTATGTAACGCGCAAACAAGAAAGGGGTTTGGTAATATGGGAAAAGATACTAACGAGCAGGAAGAAACAATCACAATGAGCAAAACAGATTATGACAAGGCAATCCAATCCGCAGAGGATAAATTGCGTACTTCCTATTCCGAAAAAATTAAGGAATTGGAAGCAAAATTACCGACTGAAAAGACGGATGCAGAAAAGGATTATGAACAACGTCTTGCGGCATTGGAGCAGAAAGAAAAGCGGATTGCTATGCAGGAATCCCTTGCAAAAAACAAACTAGATAATTCACTGGCTGATTATCTCAAGGATGATGTGGACATTGATAAGTTTGGTACTGTTATCGATACACTGGTTAAGCAGCGTATTACAGATACAGGATTTAAACCGACTGGACACACCAATAACACAGAGATTAGTAAAGACCAGTGGCACAAAATGACTTACTCCCAAAAACAGGATTTCTATAATAAGAATCCAGAACTAGCAAAAAAGTTTATGGGTAAGTAAGCAACGGATAACAAAATATGAATAAATTATTAACGGAGGTATTTAATTATGGCTAAAATTTTTATTCCAGAAGTATTTTCTAATGCAATCAATGAAAAACTCGGTACTACTCTGCGCTTTGGTAGTGTAGCAGTAGATGCAACATCTCTTGTACCGGAAATTAAGACAGCAGGAGATACTATGCATTTCCCAAAAATCAAGCGTACAGCAACGGTTAAAAATATTGTAAAGGGTACTGCTTTAACTCCTGCCGAATTGAATATGGACGACAGTACAGCAGTTATTAAATATATCGGCTCTGCTTTCCGTATCTATGATAAGGATAAGGCACAGGTTAAGGGTATGTTACAGGATAATATTGTAAATCAGGTAACTGATGTAATGGCTAAACGGATTGATACAGACCTTGCAGCGGAATGTGACAATGCGGTACTTAAATCTGCTTGTGAAGGTACCAATACGATTACGTCGGCTGAATTACAGGCAGGTATTGATAATTTTGGTGATGATGTTGACACGGATTCTTTTGCTGCAATTATCGTCCATCCTAAACTGCGCAGTGCATTTGCTGGCATGTCTGAATTTACCAATACTGCATTGACATATCAGACAGCAGGTAATGGTATTGTTAAGAATGGCTGTATCGGTTATTACTTTGGTATTCCAGTTATCGTTACAACTAATGGTACATGGGATGGCACTAAGGCAGAAGCAAAAACCTATATTATCAAGAAAAATGCACTTGGGTATGTATTCCAGAAGAATGTAACACTTGAGGAAAGTCGTCAAGCATTGTTACTTGCAACTGATGTTGTGGCTTCTTCTCTTTATGCAACAAAACTGTTGGATGATACTGGAGTCGTTGTAGTTCGTAAAACAATCGCTTAATCAGATTATAAGTTCTTATTAATCATATAAAACTCATTATTTAAAGGTCGGAGTCCTCAAATAGGATTCCGGCTTTTTCTATGTGTATTGATATTTTTCAGTACATATAGAAAAGGTTAAAACCTTTAATTCAAAACAGAAAGGAGTAAATCAAAAGCATGATAACCGGAAAACAATTAAGGGAGATTAGAGAGTATCGGGAATTATCCTTGCGAGATTTAGCAAAGTTTTGTGATGTATCACCACAACTCATTGGACAGATTGAGCAGGGTAAAAGGTCGTTCACCGAAAATACTTACGGTCAAATTATCAAGGCATTAAATGTAGCATTTGCTGAGAAGCAAGCAGGACGACTAATCAAGAAAAATCAGAAAAATGAAAATCTAAGGAGGAATTAAGCAATGATGTATTTAGTTCATTACAGACAGATGGGAACCGTGATAAAAAGCAGGAAATAATTTGTCTATGGGAGTTCCGAAAAAACGTTTGAACCAGTTCTAAAATACTCTGCGAAAAGCAGAAATGAAAGAAGAATTACTTTGTAACTTACCTGAATGGTATAAGACAATTAATCCAACAGAAAACTTTATGGTGTTGAGTGATGATTTTGATAGTTATTACTCTTGTCTGGAATTGTATCGGCACACCGGAATACAGATAGGTGCATTTTATGACATTAACAGCGGCTTATATGTCAACGAGGAAAGATGTACAGGAAAAAAACCTGTCTATGTTGATTTGTCCGTTTGTTTTCGTAATGCAAAATGTTTCGATAACCATGTTAATTGTATGTTATCCGATGCCGCAATCAATCCAAACAAAATTGGTATTAAACAATATACCGATAAATTTAACGGCGGTACACTACCATTTATATGTGCTTTGTATGGCAAGGATATTTCTACCATGAGTCAAAGGCATTTAACAACTATGATTGCTATTGATGGTTGGTATGTACCTTATTACAATAATAGCTTCCGTGCATCATTCATGAAATGGCTTGATTTGTTGTTTGATAAAGACAGCAAATATATACTGCCATTACTGCAAGCACATACAAGGTCATATTGGGATAATTATTGTAGTACCAATACTATTAACGCAAAAATCAGTATTGACAGTAACGGCTATTTGTACAGCAATCATCCATTTATAAAGAACAGTGGATTAGATATTTCCTGCCAATTTACATTACATAGGAAATTGCAGCGAAAATATAATGTGCAAAAATATAACCTTAAAAGTTATAGCGGAATAGTTACAGCCGCCGAATATAAACGCAATACATATTCGATTTGTCAATTAAAAAATTAAACTGAGCGACAAAATGACGCTGAATATCCGATTGAATAGAAGGAGTTAAGAAAATGAAAAATCAAACAAATGAAGAATTTAACAAAAGTATCAGAGATAGATTTATCTTTGTTTATAGTTGTCGCAGGATGCTGTATCTAAAAGATAATGGATTCAGATATTTATTCAAATGTTATAACGAAAACAGCCATTGTAACTTTTGGATATTTGATTCCACACCGGAAATCCGTAAAATATTAAATCAGTATAAAAGACCGGATGAGGTTTGAAAAGTGCTGGGGGTCACTGTGACCCCGACAAAATGGAGGTTATAAAATGAAAAAATCAAATAAAACATACGTCTACAATCCAGAGCAAGCAAAATTTTACATTGCCAATGGTGCAACGGTGTTAGATACAGGAATACACTACAAGACACATAAGGTGTTTTGGGTATTCGATTTTAACGCTACCACAGAAATTTTCCATAAATGGTGTGTACAAAAAAGGGAATATATGCTATAATGGAGATGTAAAAACAATAACAATTCAATTTACATATTATATATAACTAAGTATTATTAAATTGAAATGTTATCATTTTTACACTAATTATAACTTGTTACATATTCAACTGCACAATTTTCGCTATGCTCAATTGCTTGTTGTAACTGCTTTTTCGCTATGCTCAAAATCAGTTATATTAAATAAATTATTAATTTAACTCTAAATGGATTGCGTAAGCAAGACATTTACAAGTTTAGATTTAATCTAAACGAACAAGGATTCGCAAATTGATTTGTACGATAAAATGAAATGAGGATTATAAAATGAAATTAGATAATATCAAAGTTGGAGATAAATTCTCCACTGAACAAAAATTATTAACTGCTACTAGATGTGAAAAGACAACAAATAGCGAACAAAAAAAACGTCAACTGCGTGATTTATGCCGCTACCTTACATACGAAAAAACAGGCAAGCTTTCAAGAGGTAAAGTTACGAATGAAATTATTATTACTGAAATATTTGATACCCCTAAACCGAAAATTGACTTGCGTTGTAATAATGGCGGCAATAGTACGAGTGTTATCTCTGACTACATAAAATATCGACTTGAAAAAATGTTAAGCCATAACCGAGTTGAGGGTAGTCAAAGTGCAATCATTCGTGAGTTAGGTTTGGCAGATAAAAACTTCACTTCCAATATTTTTAATCTTGATAATAAACAATATACAACGATTGAACAAGATTTTATCAGTGACTTCTATTATGCGGTAATGACTAGTTACAAGCAACGACTCAAACGAGTTATTGGAAAAATTGTTGAACAGTACAAATGTATTTATCATGAGTATTATCAGATATGTACCGTTGATAAAGATAATCTGCATGAGGTCGAAACTATTTCAAATCTGCAAAGTATTAAGAAAATTACAAAATTCAGAGAAAATCTTGAATACACATACGGTGTTACCAAAAGCACTGATAAGTGGAAGATTTATAATGACAAAAAGAAATATAAACAATTTAAGGATGAATTTGTGCAAAGCATTAATCGGCTGTTAAAGCGTAAAGATATTATCAACTGTTATAAGATTATTTTCTTGCAAGCCAAACAACCGCCTAAAAATAATATCAAACAAGGGTTTACTGATAAACAATTTTATGAAGCACAAGCGGAATTTACAAGCCATAAAATTCAAACCGTGTTCAATAAAAAAGTAAGTCATTACTTTAAAGAAATTAATGGTAAACCAATCAATGATTTTGTAAAGGTAGATAAATATAGGGTAAATAGTGTAAGACCTTATGTGGTTGCATTGTGTCAAAATATGATTAATTGCGGTGGTGTGGAGCGTACAGAACAAATGAATATGCCAGAAGAAAAGCCATTTGATGAATCAATGTTGACTAATGCACAGCATGAACAAGTTGAACTTGGTTTGAAAACTTTGGACGATTTTAAACCATATTATGATTGAAATAAATTAAATCAAATGCGAAAAGGAGTAATGAATTATGACTACTACAAATATTAAGACGTTGGATGATGTAATTGCCGCTATAGATAGGATAAATGCGAAGTATGATAAACCAGCGAGAATTAAGACAGTAGATGATATTATACCTGTAATGGATGAAATTCAAGCGAGGTGTGATAATGGCAAATAAAAAAAAGAAAGTTATGGGTACAGGTGCAGCTATTGGGAAACACACGTCGCAAGAAGAAAGTGTACTGTCACATATAATTGGTTTGGTACATACTCAAACAAAAGCATACTATATCATATGGAAATATGCTCCAGAGTTATTACCGAAGCAGGATATTAAAACTTTTGATGATTTGAAAAATAGTTATAAAACGTTTACTGCCGGAATGACAGAACAAACTTGTGAAAATTGGCTAATGGAAGAAAATGTACAAACCGCTGTGAAGTGGTTGTTGAAGCGTGAGAATCAGAAGCATATGATTGAATTATATAATATATATTTTGAACGTGCAAAAGATGATACAAACGCTTTCAAGGCATTTGTTGACTTTAGCAATCAATTCTTTGCGGATGATAAAAAGAGCGATATTCTAGATATTGTACAGAATATTCCAGATGAAGCACTAGAATAATAAAATCATATAAATACATTACATTTTAGGAGCGTTTCAGCGGCTTTTATTGGTGGGGGTATAACTTTACCACTCATGATAGAAGCCGTTAAAATGTTCCTAATTTATTGTGACAATATAGGGGAGATGAAGAAAATATGGGTATGACAACCAATCAGAAAATCACAAAGTTATTGAAGAATCCGCTATATTTCATGGAGTTTTTAATGAAAGTAGTAAACAAAAATGGTGACCTAGTGCCGCTGAAATTGAATCCAGAGCAGAAGTATTTACTGCAAAATGAGGGCAAGTATAATATCATTTTAAAATCACGGCAGTTAGGTATTTCCACTCTGGCAGTGGCACAGTCACTATATATTGCAATCACAAAACCACACAGCACTTGTCTATTGATGTCATATAGTATTCAGTCAGCAGATGAAATTTTTAGCAAGTTGAAACAGTTATATACTGATATGGCAGCACCGTTTAAAGTACCAATCTACAGGAATAACAAAAAAGAATTACGCTTTACAAACGGAAGCCATATTGTATGTACTACTTGCGGCAACAAAGATGTTGCGAGAGGTTCAACTATTCAGTTCGCGCATATATCAGAGGTGGGATTTTGCAAAGATACAATTCAACGGCAGTTAATTGCAATCGAACAGGCATTAACACCGCATGGAACTATTCTACTTGAATCTACTGCTAACGGTATGAATTACTTTCAGGAATTGTGGGCAAAGGCAGAGCGTGGAGACAGTATGTACAAGCCATTTTTCTTTTCTTGGATTGATGATAAGTTAATGTTCGCAGAAGAATACAAGGAATTTTGCAATCGATACAAGCAGAAATATAAATGCTTGCCAACGGTTGACGAGTTGAAACCGGAAGAAAAGATTTTGTCAGATAAAGGTGCAAGCATTGAACAATTAGTTTGGCGGCGGTTAAAGATTGCCAATACCAGTAAGCAAGCATTTACGCAGGAGTTTCCTAGCGAGCCGCTAGAAGCGTTTGTAAGCACCGGCAGTAATATATTCAGCCCAACTATTATCCATGATAATATCATGCACATAGACCGTTTTGAGCCGATTAAAACTGCCCCCAGTAAAATGCCTGTATCACTAAAAGCATGGTTAAAAAATGAATTGACGATATGGCAAACCCCAAAAATAGGAACACGGTATTATATCGGTGTAGATACTGGCGAGGGTGTCGGCAAGGACTATTCGGCATTTGAAATAATTGACGCAAATTGTGAACAGGTGGCAGAATTTAAATCCAATAAAATCAAGCCATATGCCTATGCTGAAATTATTCGTGATATTGGTATCTGGTACAACAAAGCAAACCTTGTCGTTGAAAAAATGAGTGCAGGGCATACGGTCACCGAAAAACTTTACAACGAATACAGGTATAGGAATATGTACTCCTACATGGAGTACGATACACGCAGCGGCAGAATGTTACCTAAAGTCGGATGGCAGACCAATACAAAGTCAAAGCCAATTTTGGTTAATGATTTTGTGGAACTATTCGAGCGCAACCAGATGATTATTAAGAGCCGCAACTTGTTACAGGAGATGAAAGTATTCGAGTTTAAAGATGGAAAAATGAACGCAGTCATTGGTTCGCATGATGATTTAGTAATGGCTATGGGAATGGCAATACAAGGTGTTAAATGTGGTATTAATTATTCATAAAAAAGGAGTGATTACATGGTAGATATTAGTAAACAATATTGGTGGGAAGATGCACCAAATGACACAGAACAACAAAAGCGTATTAGTAACGTGCTAAATATTCGAGAGTATTTTCTTCGCTTACATAAGGTATTACAACGTCCGAATTTTAAGTTTAAAAATGAAACTTATACAACTGCAAAAATCGTATTGCAGACGCTTAAAAGCATTGTAAGTTTCCATGCCAGTTACATCTTGGGGAATCCTGTCAGTATTAATGGCGAGCAGAATATCGTTAAAACGTTTAATGCCATTTATCGCAAGGGATTTTTTGACACTTTAGATTATCAATTAGTAGAAGATTTAGTTAAATATGGTAATGCATTTGAGTATGATTACCTTGACAACGGTACAATCAAAGGTCATTTAATCGCAAATGAATGTGCATATCCGATATATGACGCGCAGGAAAATTATGTGGCATTTGTAGAGTATTGGAAAGATGCTGATACAGGTGTACAGCACTACACAGTTTATTATCCTGATACGGTACAGGTGTATGAAGATAGCGTCCTAAAAGACGAGCGAGCCAATCTTACAGGGCTTCCAATCCACTATGCACTACTGGACAAATCGGAGTATAACTTCTTTGGTGATTCGCCGATGAATGATTTAATCCCGATTATGGACAAGATAGAAAATTTACTTTCCAAACTGGATGATGCAGTTACAACGCTGTCAATGAATCCTATTGGCGTTAGTATGGGACGTGGTACTGATTCAAGTATCAGTAAAGAAATGGTTGGTGCAGTATTAAATTTTGAAGCAGGGGGAGAGTTTAAGTACGCAACTTCTACACTCGATTACAATAGTATCAAATTGGAACTTGATAATTTGTTACAGGAATTATACACAGTCGCTTGTGTGCCATCAGCTGTAATCGGTCAAAGCAATATTGCTAATGTATCAGAAATTAGTTTAAAACTGCTTTTCAGCCAAACCGACAATAAAGCAAAGGCAATTACTAAAGTGTTGCGTGATGGATTCTATACACGTTTTGAGTATTTCCGCAAATTGCTTGCCTTGCAGAATGTATCATTTACAGATGATGATTTTTACGGTGTCGGCATTACATTTAATTATAACCGTCCAGTCGATACACAGAATTTGATGAACGAGTTGAAAACACAGCAGGAAATTGGTGCTATCAGCCGTCAGAGTATTGTGGAATTGAGTCCTTACACTAATAATGTATCGCTTGAAATGGAACGGCTAAAAGAGGAAAACAAAGCATAAAAAATCCCCTAGAAGTCGGCGATTTTCCGACACAGGGGAATGTACAGATTGTAAATATTTTGAAATAAGTTTACATAATTTAAGATTCTAGATTTAGTGCGAAGTATTAACAAACATAAAGTTATTAGTGCTTTCGCACTAAATCTACAAAATATATGCCGTCTTAGCGGCTGTAAATCGAGACAGCTATATAAAACTTACTAGTTAAGTATTAGTTTAAACACTCGATAAAGTAAAGAAAGCAGTAATAAAATCTTATTACTGTTGGTATTGTAATCTATACCACATCTTATACTAAGTGCGTACAAAAATACATATATAATTTATGCATCTTTGCTGATGCAACTCGCGTATGAGTATAAGATGTAAGCCATATCCGCAGATTTCTGCGGACTTGAAATACGATGCAACTCGCGTATGAGTATAAGATGTAAGAATCTTTTGGAGCAAGTTATTAATGATATGAAACATACCGCTAATGTATTGTAAATTTTGGTAGTGTATTATCACCCTTGCCATATCATTAGCAAGCCAATTAATATAAGCATCAATTTGTTTCTCTGACACATTAACGCCATTACAAGCCGCTGTACCGTGCAATTTTTTATTGGCACAATTATAAAAGATTCGCCCTTTATCCCTGTTAGAGTGGTACGCAGAGCCACATACGCCACAGTAAATTAGATTCTTGTATTTGCTATTGCCGTTATATATACCACACTGATTCTTGTAGTTTGTTTTAGAGCGCATTATTTGTTGACAGTATTGAATAAGTCGCGCGATACGATAGCAGGGATTTTATCAGTTGGTTGTACTGTATATTCATCCTTTACTTTTGGGTACGAATTCTTATTAAATACTTCTCCAGTATCATACTTTAGCGAATTATTAAGACCGCAGTATTTTTTATTGGCTATAATTCGTCTGAGTGTACTTTTGCAAAATGGTTTATGATTACGTGTTGTAATGTTATGCTCCGTTAGATAGTTGCTGATTTGTCTAAACCCTAATCCTTGATTATATAAGTTAAATATAGTACGAATATTATTTGCTTCCTCTGGAATTATCTCACAACGGTTTGTATCTTTTATATAGTGATAACCATACAACTTGGAACTTGTAAATATATGACCTCGTTTGGCAGATTCCTTTTGCCCAAACTTAACCTTTATAGAACGGTCACGGCTTTCATGCTCGTCAAAAGATAGAAAAATTTCAAGATACGTCATATCCGCAGATGATTCCGTACCTTTATTGAGGTCAAGGAAATGAACATATACACCTTTTTGTTTTAACTCGTTTAGTATATCACTCACACTAACATTACGAGCAAAGCGGCTTGTATTCTTCACAAGTATTAAATTAAACTTAGGTTGCCTACTAGACAGTACAGTTGTGTATTTATGATATTGTTTGCGTGAATCATTTGCTAAATTATCGACATAAATAATGTCAAGTCCTGCATCTTCTAGCATATGATTAAATTCCGGTCGTTGTAATTTAGTGCCGGTTATACCTTTATCAGCATATACTTGATACAATTCATAGTCAGGATTTTTGTTTATCTCACGTTCAAAAAATGACTTCTAATTCTCAAATGAATTGGCTTGGTCGGTGCTATCTGTACTAACTCGACAGTATGCTGCCACTTTGATACTCATATGCTTTACACTCCTTAACCGTGATAATGTACCCAACACATACATTGTATGCTATCACGGTAGGGAAGTCAAGGATATATATCTAGTATTGATAACTAGATATAAAAATATCTAATACTATATGTAGATGATTAGTGTAATATGCTACAAAATGTGGTACAATAGGGGAAGTATAGCAATATAAACATAGTTATTACAACAATGTAACTATTTATTAACAATGATGTAACTATTTATTAACATATTGTAAACATATTGTTCATAATTTGTTCACATTTGAATAAAAAAGCACAGAGAAAATTATAGCAAATAGGGTATTCCATACAGATACTAATTTACCAGTATTTGTAATATCTCTAGTACCGTTTCAATATTTGAGGTTAATCAACTATACATTTATGCATTGTATTATACAGAATTTATACATACACTTATAGTATTGAAAAGATATGATAGTATGATATGTGGATGGTCACCATCTGGATTACAAAAATCCCCTTTGCTGTTCACAGTTTATGATAGTATGATATGTGGATGGTCACCACCCCTGATATTAGATGGTATATATATTCTAATTATACAAAATACCTATTTTGTATAATATGATTTATGCATATGTTATAATGATAGCAGAGAATAATGGATTATAATTGTGCAATATATATATTCATAGCAATATGCAACATTAGTCCATATTAAACGTATTATAAGTATATATCTGGAACACTATCAGCAGTCATTAGATGATTACTTATTTACTAGTGAATCAAATAACGGGAGTTATAAGCCATTAACTCCTAGAGCAATAGATGAATGATTATACAATTCATATGGATATAAATGTGGTTCAAATTTGCTACCCCCTTTATTTATTTTTGACGTATAGCAATCACACTTTTTTTCTGCTACCAAAAATTTAGTTAGGTGTTATATAAAGATGAGGTCGGTCAGACCGAGGTCATCTATAGTATGCTACCAAAAATTTAGTAAAGATGAAAGAAGGAATGAAAATTGATTGTAGTAATTCAAATTAATCAACATCAAAAATCATCATTTCGCGGAAG